AGACGAGTTAATAACTTTAATCAACATCGTAAGTCAAGTTAATGTTCCATTGGTAAGTAAACAAGCCGAATCATTAAGAGAGTTGATAAATAAAATGTCAAAGATGGTGGATGAATCGAGAAAAAAAGATTAAAAAGTAAAGATACAAACCTTTTTAAACACACTAGAATATATATGCAATAATTTGACAATTTGTTTAAATGTTAATACAATAAATTAATTATCATGTCAAAGAAGTTTGTTAGACCTAAGAATCTTCCTCAGAAGGCGTGGGAGATATGGGAAAAGGTTTATAATAGCAATAAGAAAAAAGTTGGCGAGGCAAGAGCTGCAAAGATTGCTTGGGCAGCAGTTAAAAAGGGATGGAAGAAAAAGGGTGACAAATGGATTAGAAAAACAGCTTCAGAAATTAAATTACCTGATACTTTTAGGGGGTCAACAACTGATTTGGGATTACTTGACGTAGACGATTATCGATCAAAAATTGAGATAATGAGGGTGGGGAAATGGGATCATCCTCTTTATGGAGAATTTGAGATTACCCCAGAAAGATTGTCCAGATTTGTTATAAACTTTGAAAATGGAGTAAGAAAAGCTATTGCTATTGATGTTGAACACAAATCAGATGAGGGAGCTGTTGGGTGGATTAACAATTTGACTGTAGACGATAATGATAATCCACAGGTTTTATTTGCAGAAGTTGAGTGGACTACTGAAGGATTATCTCTTATTAGGGGAAAGAAATATCGATTCTTTTCTCCAGAGTTTGCTGATGAATATGAAGATGCAGCAAGTGGAAAAGAATATAAAGATGTTTTGATTGGGGGGGCAATTACTAATAGACCCTTTTTCCAAGAACTCGAAGAAATTGTTTTATCTGAAAAAATTGACAAATCTAAAAAGATGATAAATGGAAAGAAAGGAGGTGAGAGAAAAATGGCGTTAAAACGTGAGGAACTAAAAGCAAAACTACTCGAAGATCCTGAATTTGTTCCTGCTGACGAGGATGAGGTTGATGAAGATGTTTTGGCAGAAGTCAAAAAGGAAATCGCAACCGAAGCTAAAAAGGATGAGGAAGATGAAGGTTCTGATGAGGGAAAGGCTGATGAACCTGACGAAGAAGGCAAAGACGAAGCTGAGGATGAAAAATCCGAAGCTAGTGATAAGACTAAGGGTAAGAAATTATCTGAGGGTCAAATCGCAATCAATGCTAAACGCTTTAAGGAATTGGAGCTTAAGGCTCAAATGGGTGTAAAAGCTCATAAAGAGTTGGAGGCTATGAAAATGAGTGAAACTCTTGGTGGTTACACTTATTCTGAAACCAATCCTAAAGGTAAAATTCTTCCAAAGGATATCAATTTAGTGAAGGAATTTGCTCTTACTCTAGGTAAAAATCAATTGAAGAAATTCTTTGAAATCCTGGATGTTCTCCCACAAGGTAATGTTTTTGGTGAAATTGGTTCAAGTGAGGTTTCTAGTGAACCCTTTGAAGACAAAAATGCAGAGCTTGATAGGAGAGCTAAAAAGCTAATGAGTGAAAATCCTAAGAAATATAAAGAATATCGTGATGCACTGTATGCTGCTGAAAAGCAGATGAGTGAAGAAGGTATTGAATTTAGAGGTTCTGAGAAAGGATTAAAGTAATTTAAATAATTTGCTCAAGGATTAAAAACCAATTGCTAGGGATAATTATTTATCCCTAGTAGTGGGTGTTTAAACCCTAAATAGAAAGGGGGTGAAAAATAAACCTAACGGTAAAATACTATGGCATTAACAAATCAAGGTAAAGTATTACCATTCAAAGCTGAAAGCGATTTTGATGAGGCTTACGTGGTTTGTGTTCTAGGTTCGTCTGCTGATGAGGTTGATTTGCCAGCGGCAACAACCGATCTTCCTTTGGGAATTGTTCAGGATGAGGCTAGTGAGGGGGATTCTATCCCAGTAATGGTTGATGGAGTTTCTAAAGTAGTCGCTTATGCTGCTTTCTCAAAAGGTGATCAACTTGCAATAGCAGCAACAACTGGAAGAGTCGATACAGTTTCTGGACTCGATTCATCCTTCAATCCTGAGGCAGCTACCAAGCAACAGCCAATCGGTATTGCACTTGAGACAGCAACAGCTGCAGGTGAGATTGTGTCTTGTTTAATAAGACCATTCTTCTATCCGTGGGCATAATAGAATATGAGTAAAATTACAGTTCGAGATGTTCATGTAGATCAACCGCTAACTAATCTTTCGATTGGTTATCATCCAGGTGGATTTATAGCGGAACAGGTTGCAACACCATTAAAAGTTAATAAGGAAAGCGATAAATACTATATTTGGGACAGACCGTCTGCATTTAGAGTAGATTCAAGCGGTACTATGTCACTTCGTCCTGATAAGTCAGAGGCTAAAGAGGTTGACTTCGGTCTATCTACCTCAACTTATACGGCAGAAGAATATGCACTTAAGGTGCTTATTTCTGATCGTGAAAAGGACAATGCTGACAGCGTGCTTCGTTTGAGGGAAAGTAAGGTTCAAAGGTTACAGGATTTACTCCTGCTTGAACAAGAAATTCGTGTAAGCTCACTTTTAACAACTGCTGCAAATTGGAACGCAAGTCATACGTCTACCCCAGATGTAAAGTGGGATGCAGATTCTTCTGTAGTTATCGAGAAAAATATTGATGACGCAAAAGAAGTTGTAAGAAAAGCTATTGGTGTTGAACCAAACACAATAGTCATTCCTGCTGCAGTCGCTAAGGTAGTTAAGCGTGATTCCAGCATAAGGGAATTGATTAAATATACTCAAAATAATTTGTTAGTTAATGGAGATTTGCCTCCGACAATATTCAACTTAAGAGTTATAATTCCAGGGGCAACATATACATCCTCGCTTGAGGGTGCGTCTTCAATAACTTATTCAGATGTTTGGAGTGATAATGTCCTCTTGCTTTACATTCCTTCAGGAGTAACTTTGGATTCACCACACAGTTCTAAGATATTTAGGGCTAGGAATTGGGAAGTTCGAAGCTGGAGAGTAGAGGAAAAGAGGTCAGAAGCAATAGAAGTATCTGTTATACAAGATGAGGTTCTTACCTCAAATATTTCTGGTTACTTGTACACAGAGGTTCTTACTTAAGCCGATTGAGGCTTAATATGCTGGATAGGGTTAAAGCTATCCAGACATTAGGTCTTAATGAGAAGGGGCAGGGAGAAATCCCTGCCTAGCTCGTTATTTAATAAGGTTGATAAATAATTTGACAATTTGACTATACTTTTGCTGGGTGTTAATATTTATTTGTATGGCTTACTCCACTACAGACAATATTAGACAAGAGGCGGGATTTACTGGAAACTCTAATATTTCTGATGCTCGGATAGATACTTTCAAAAATGCAGCGTCTAGTCAAATAGACGGCATTCTGGGGAGGGTTTATTCACTTCCCCTATCATCAACCCCAGGTTTACTTGAATTAATTGAAAGAAAGTTGGCGGCTGGACACCTTCTTTTAGAAGAATATGGAAAACAAGCAGAGGGAACATCAAAGGATGGGAAGGCTAAGGTGGAGTGGGCAGAAGATAAACTACAACTAATTGAGGATGGATTAATAGAATTACGGGATTCTAGTGGTAATCTTTTAACTAAAGCTACTAGGGTAACGTTAACAGGTTTTCCTGATGATTCAACGGGAACAGATAAAACTGATGAAGTAGATAAAGATAATCCACCGATTTTTGAAATAGGACAGAAATTTTAATGGCAAAACTTGAGCTAGTATTTAGCATTGAGGGAGAAACCCAACTAATGAGGCGTTTGGGTGATATTTCACGAGATGTTAAGAATTGGACAAGTGAATTTAGACAAGTAGGTGATTTACTTCTTAAAACATTTCGTGAGAACTTTAGATCAGAGGGTAAAACATTGGGAGAACCGTGGTCACCCTTAAAAGCTTCTACATTAATTGAAAAGAGAAGGTTGGGATTTCCACCTGATATTCTTGTTCGAACTGGTAGATTAAGAGATAGTTTTAAATCAAAACCTGAAAGATATGAAGTGGTTGTTTCTAATCCGACACCCTATTTTATATATCATCAATCTCGTAGACCAAGACATAGGTTGCCCCGTCGTGTTATGATGAAAATAGATGATAAGAGAAAACAGTTAATAGTTAAAATGTTTCAGAAAAGTGTTGAAAATATGTTACAAAGAAGAAGTTTTAAATAAAATATGTCTTTATACCAAGATCCTGTAATAAAAAAATTGTTTGATTTAATAGATGCTAATGATGGCGGGGCAATTAAAACCTATTTTTATGGTGATCCTCTACTTATTCCAAAATCAGACCTTCCTTGTTTAATTGGATCAAAAGATACTTCGGAAATAGGTGATGCATCTAATGCTGAGGATTATCACAGAATGAATATTGCTCTTGTTTTGGTAACTGATATACGGCAAGATTTTGGAGATACTACTAAGAATATTCATTTTGGTGATCAAAAGATGTATAATATTTTTGAGGGTAGAAATTCTGATTATAGTTTGAAAACTACATCAATAATAGATATATTAAGAAAGAACACTAATTTGACAAATAATGCACATATTGATTTATCTGTTCCGATAAATGTTAATTATGGTTTTACAATTGGAAAAAGGGGAGAAAATACATGGGCATGGGAAGCATTTTTGACTGTTCCCATATTTTATACTACACTTAGAACATCTTAATATGGCAAGAAAAAAACAAACTAAATCAACAAAAAGAAAATATAAAAAGACGAGGACTAAGATTGCAAAAGTAATACAAACTTCAAGTAAGAAAGTTATTAAAAAGAAGAAGCTGGATGCAGATTTTAATTATGGAGATATTCAATTTCTCGGATATGTAGTTCATCAATATAATCCATTAGAGAGGTGGGGAAGATATAGATTTGTTAAATTTGATATTGAGGTTGAAGCAAAAGATGAGAAAGAGGCAAAGATAAAGATATTTACAATGTTTGGAAAAAGGGAGAAAGGGGGGGGTGAAGATGTCAGTTATTAAAGCAAAAAAAAGAAGTCAACCCTTACAAGAATATAATTTTCCTGTTGAGGGAATAACAATTAAAGCAGTTGATTTAAAAGAAGCAAAATCTAAATTAAAGAATATTATTAATACTACTAAAACTACTAAAACTATTAAAAAGAGAAAGGGGGTGAAAAAATAAAGAACTATGCCTTTAACATCTCCATATACAGGTAGAAGAGCTGATATTGGTATTTCTAAAGAAGAAACTAGAGGAACTACCTCTGGATCTGCTGATTATTGGCTTCCTTATGCTGCTTATTCATTTAACGAGAAAGTTCTCAAAATTCGTGATGATACTGGTTTGGGTACGATTGAAACTCCCAGATCTTCTGATTTAATTAAGCGGTGGACAGAGGGTGATATTGAATTCAATATTTATGATCAATCAATTGGATTGGTTCTTTTGGCACTATTTGGAACAGAATCATTTAGTACCGATACACCAGAATCAGGTGTGGGAGAACATACTTTTACAGTTGAGGCTTCCAATCAACATCAATCATTGGATATTTGGAAGAGTACCCCCACTGAAACATTACAGGCAGGAAATGTAATGATTAATTCATTTACTCTTGCAGCAGTATTAGATCAATATGTTCGTGCAACAGTAGGGATAATTGGTAAGCAGTTTGGAGCTGATTCAGATACAGTTTCTTATGTATCTCAAAATAAGTTTCGACCACAGGATGTATCAATAAAGTTGGCAGCAACAGAAGCTGAACTCTCAGGTGCTTCTAAACTAACAACTATTAGATCTTTTAATTTATCTGTTAATAAAAATGTGGAGGAGTATCAAGGGCTGGGATCAGTTGATCCTGTTGATTGGGTTAATAAGGACTTTGAAATATCTGGCAATTTTGAAATTGCTGTTGAGGATGATACTTATAAAGACTTAACCCTTCTTAATTCCTTGCGAGCTATTAGCGTTAAGCTAACAAATGCAGGGGTAACAATAGGAACATCGACTCATCCAAATCTTGAGTTTATACTTGATCAGGTTGACTTTGATACATTTGATATTGATGAAGCTAACGAAAATGTGGCTGTTTTAACAGCTAACTTTGTTGGTCATTATAGCCAATCAAATTCTCGAATGATCCGAGCAATCCTTCAAAACTCTAAGAATGCAGCCTATTAACTTTAAGTTAAAGCCTAAATGGGCATAGAAGGTCAAAATGGAAAGACCATTAAAGGAAGTAAAACTCCCAAAAAGTGGTTATATTGCAAAAATAATCACTTTCTTAACTCGTGGTGAAGATAAACATATTTATGCTAAGAAACTAGAGGGTGGACGCATGGAATATGTTGATGATGATGTGCAAATCAAAAACCTCTCTGTTAACTTTAGACAAAGACAAGAAGATGCACTAATTGAGGTTGGAGTAAAAGAATTGCATGATGAGAAAGGAAATAAGATGGAATTAGGACAAAAGGTTTTTGATGATTTACCAAAATCAGATTTTAATATCTTATTACTAGAGTTAAATAAAGTATATGCGGGGGTAGCAACTCCATCTAAAAAAAAATCTTAGAGTTAGCAGATAGGGTATATCTTTATTTATCTAATCCTCCGCCCGCACCGTTAGGTGATGATGAGGGGGAAGGATTACCCGAAGAATATATAGAATTTGTTGTTATGAGAAAAATGGGTTGGGATTGGTGGACTTATCGTCAACAACCCAGCTTTTTTCTTGATATGGTATATGCTTTTATTGCTGCCGAGCAAAAAGCTGATAGAATAAGAAGTAAGAGAAAGGAAAAATAATGGCTAAAAACGACATAGATATTAGGGTTGGCTTAAAAGAGGAAGCATCAAAACCCTTAAAAAGACTTTCGCAAGATGTTAAAAGTTTTGCTGATGAATTTAAAGAAGCAACCCCGCATGTTGAAGGATTAACAGCATCTATTCTAAGATTTGGAACTGGTGTAGCAGTTGGTAACTTGGCAGTATTGGCAGCGAGAAAAATACTTCGGAATTTATCTACACAATTTGGAGATACCATAAAAGCTGCAAATGAGTTACAATCCACAATGATTGGGCTTTCTTCTGTTGCTGCTGCGTTTGGTGAAGATCAAGATAGAGCTAGAGAAAGTGCTAGAGCATTGGCAGATGATGGTCTAATGTCAGTTAAAGAGGCAGGAGAGGGTCTTAAGAATTTATTGGCAACTGGATTTAATATGGATCAGGCAATCAATTTAATGAATGCCTTTAAAGATTCTGCTGCTTTTAATAGACAAGGAACATTAGAGTTTGGACAAGCAATAGTCGGTGCTACACAAGGTATTAAAAATCAAAATTCAATAATGGTTGATAATGCTGGTATTACCAAGAACCTTTCAAACATCTTACAGGAAGCGGGTAGAAGTGCCAACGATTTAGGGTTAGTTACCAGTGATGCCGCAGTCAGATTAGATTTATATAATGGAATTATGAGAGAAGCTGCAGTATTTCAGGGTGATGCTGCAAGAGCTGCTATGACACTTCAGGGGGCTCAATCTCAATTAAAGGTTGCTGTATTTAATCTTCAAGCACAAATAGGACAAGCATTAGCCCCAGCACTTGAATTTATGATAGCCAGTATGATTGATGGAACAAATGCTGCTAGACAAGGATTACAACCAGCGTTAGAGGGTATTGCAAAAGCTGGTGTTTGGGTGGTGGGTGTCGTTAAAGAAATGGCTTTAATAGTTAAGACCATTCTTCAACCAGTATTTCAAATGGCTCGTGTAACAGTTTTGAATTTTGTTGAATCAATAAGAGGATTGGCTAAGGTAGTTAACGAGTTAATACATGGGAGATTTAAAAGTGCATGGGATACTTGGATAGATTCTAGTAAGAAAATGGCGGAAAATAGTAAGGTATCAATAAGTGCAATAGTTAAAAATTTCAAGGATTTTATACCAGAATCAACAAGAATAGCCGAACAATTGGGATTTAGGTTAGATAGGATAAATCGTGAGGGACTTAGTGGCTTTCTAAATGTTGTTAAGGAAAAAATGAGTGAAATGCCAACAATTATGAGTAAGGCTGCTAAGAAGATGGCTGAACAGTTAAGAAAGGAAACTAGTCGGTTTGTCAAATCAATGGCTCAGTTGGTTAAAAATTTTAATGATAGTATGCGTGATTTAATTGTTGCTCATAAGGATAAAGTAAGTGAAATTAAAAAACAGATAGCTGATGAAACTAAGAGTTTTGAAAAAGAGGCTGATAAGATTAGAAAGAACCATGAGGATGAAATTAAACAATTTAAAGATGCCATGAGAGAACGATTAACTTCTTTACAGGTTCAGTTAGATAGAGAAAAAGCAAAGGGTAAAAATGCAAATGAGGAAAAAATAGCATTATTAGAAGAAATGATTAGAAAAGAAAAGATTGCATTGGAAGATCAGTTGGCAATAAAAGAAGGTTTGATTGAGGATGAAATTAATACAGCTAAGGAAAAGCATAATGAAAAGTTAAATGAACTACAAACTGAATTAGATGTAGAGATGGAACTTCAAAAGAAGTATGAGGAAGAATTTGCAAAGTTTAAAGATGCGGTAGCTGAAAATGATATAGCCAGACTTAAAAGAAAATTTGCTGAGCAGAAAGCATTAATGATTCAGGAACATCAAGAACGATTGGCTGAAATTAGAAAAGAAGTTCAAGAAGAAATTGCTGTTAGAGCTGGGGCAAGTGTTTCAGGAGATGGTGGGGGTGGTGGTGTAGTGGGAGGCAGAGAACCAACCTTTGAGGAAGCATACCCCGTAATATATAAGGGTTGGGGTGAAACAGAAGCTAGAGCTGACTTTGCAGTTACTGGGGGAAGAAATAAAGCTGGGTATCAGGAATTGAAAAATAGAATTAATTCATATCAACATGGTGGAATTGTGGATAAACCTACTTTAGCGATGATTGGAGAGGCTGGTAGTGAGGCAATATTGCCATTAGATAAACCCAGGAGAATGCAAGAAATATTATCTAAAATAGGTTTAGGTGAAAAGTCAATAACTATAAATGCTCCCATAACCGTTGTAAAATCAGAAACAGATATAGACATTTTAGTTGAAAGATTGGCATTTCAGATTAGTAAAAGTGGAATGATTTAAATATGATTGCAACAATAACACCACAATCAATATCAATGGGTGAAGGAACAAACTATGCAATAATCGGTGCAAGAGGATTTGAGAGTCCTATGGTTGAGGTTGCCAAGCATCCATTAGCGGGAAGACATGGAATAACTGTTCATAGGACATTTTGGAGAGAAAGAATTATTAGATTGGAATTTGCATTAAGAGCGAACACTATTTCAGATTATGCAACTCTTCGTAAGAATTTTATGGAAGCATGGGATTTACCCAGAAGTGGTAATACGATTATTCCTTTTACCACGACAGATGGTAAATCACTTCAATTAACTGCAAACATATCAAACGTAATAGAGGGAGGGTTTGAGCCAGGAAATATTACTGTTGGTAGGATAAGGGTTGAAATAATTTGTGGTGATCCTAATTTATTTGGTCAGACTTTAAATGAGGAAACACTATCTCCCCCCGTTGCTGGTGGTGTCACATTACCAACAGTTATTCCCTTTGCTCTTTCAACTAGTGGTGGAAGTATGACAATAACAAACAATGGAAATGGAATCAGTTATCCAACAATTAGAATTAGTGGACCAGCTACAAATGCTCATGCGCGTAATTCCACGCTCGGTGTTCAATTTAATATTACAAATCCCTTAACTGCAGCACAATATGTAGATATTGATCCATGGGAACAAACAGTATTATTAAATGGAACTACAAACTGGATTCAATATTTTGATGGCTCTTGGTGGTGGTTAGAGCCAGGATCAAATTCAGTTCAGTTTAATTCTGATGATAATAATCCAGCCTCATCTGTCAGATTACAATGGAGGCATGCATATTTAGGAATATAAAGTATGTCAGTAGAAGCATCAGCTTGGACATTTAGAATTAAGGATTCAAGTGGAACTTTAGTTGCAAATCTTGTTAAGGTTCAAAAAAGACAAATAAAACTTGGATTAAATAAGGCTGGTGAGGCTTATTTTACTTATGATTTAAAGGACTTTTATGATTTAGCCACAACGGTTAATTTAACTGTCAAATCCCTTTTGGGAGTAGGAAGAAATACTCTTGAATGTGTTAGGAATGATGAAATAATTTTTGCTGGACAGATTGTTAATGCTAATCTTTCTATGGGTACAGAAAATGCACTATTGGAAGTTAAGGCATTGGGGTGGTTTTGGCTTTTGGGTCTTAGATATGTTGGATTAACTACTGATAAATCTTATTCCTCGATTGATTCGGGAAGTATAGCTTGGGATTTGATTGATACATCCCAAAGTGAAACTTATGGTGATTTGGGTATTACACAAGGAACAATTCAAACTTCAGTTTCCAGGACAATTACCTATATAAGGAAAAATATTAAAGAGGCGATCGAAGAATTATCAGGAGCTAATAATGGCTTTGATTTTGAAATCACTCCTAATAAAGTATTTAATGTTTATTATCCACAGAAAGGGACAGATTTAAGTACAACAATAATTTTTAGATATCCAGGAAATATTATTAAATCAATTGAGGAGATAAATGATGCCACAGATATTGCTAATTCGATTTTGGGAGTTGGTTCTGGGTTTGGGCTAGAAGAAGTAAATGTTCAAAAGGATGATATTTCTTCTCAATCTATTTATACAAAAAGACAAAAGATTGTTACAGTTAAGGATTTGAATAATGCTGTTGTTGTTGGTGATATAGCCCAGCAAGAAGTGAATGCATTTTCTCAAATCAATCCATATTTTAAATTAAAGTTATACGGTGGTAACGGTATAACACCCTCTGTTGAGGATTTTGATGTTGGAGATACAATTAGATTAATTATTAATAAGTCATTTTGGTTAGAGGATCAGGATTTCAGAATTTTTGAAATCTATATAACAATTGATGAATTGGATGTTGAAAGTGTTGAACTAATTATAGGATTAATATAATGGCAGAATTAAGAAGCATCATTCGAGAACTCGAAGGTCTTAATGCTAGAATTAGAAAATTATCAACAGTAAAGCAATTAGTCGGGGCTGATGTGGTTCAAATTGTTTCTTCTACAGAGAAAACCTCAAATACTGGTAGTTTAGCTGCAGGATCAAGGACTACATTAACTTTTACAATTACCCCTACGGATAATATAGTTACTTTATGGGATTTTCTATTTTCAATTTATGTTGATATAAATAAAAATTCTAATTATTTATATCCAAGTGGAGCTAGTTTAACAGACGCACAAATGAATTTTGATTTACAATGGAATATTGATTATGAAACTTCAAGTGATACTACGGGAGAGAGAAAAGCTAAAGTAATGATTAAAAACAATGATTCATCAGCCCATACATATTATATTCATGCTAAGTTTTATGGAATTAAACAGGGAATCTAACTATGGCAATAAAAAAGAATATCCTCGAAAGAATAAAAAAGATTGATTTAGATCTTCTTAAATTAGAGAGTGTAAAACAAAATATAGGGGGAGATGTTGTTGATATAGTTAAGGGAAATTTAATTGATGATACTGAAAATATCGCAGCTAATGGTGGTTTAATTATAAATGTAATAGCTCAACCCGCTGATCAATTAAATCACTTAATTAGGTATTTGTGGTCAATAGAAGTTGGTCAAAAGGGGAAAATTCAGTTAGATATAAATTATACCATTCCAACCACGGTGGAAAGGAATGAAATCGTTGATTTTAGTATTGATGGTCATTTACCAGTTGTTGCAGGACCAAAGAATCATTCTGTTGTTGAAACCTCAGATGGAGTTATAGTTGCATTTTATTATGATAATGAAACTGATTTATATTTTAAAGTTTCCTTAGATCAAGGGGCAACGTGGAGTTCTTCAACCTATGTAACTCACAACTCTGATCCTTTTGGAGATTTTGTAACACCAAGAACTGGTTTAGATGTTGATATTGATTCCAGTAATAATATCCATATTACTTATCACAATGGAGATAATTATTCATCTGTCATTTATAGGAAATTAACAAGAACCTCAACTTCAACATGGAGTGTTGGATCGGGATCAATGGTCAATGAATATCTTGCTATGTTTCCTAGTATTTGTGTTCTAAATAATAATGACGTAATTGTGGGATATACCAGGTATGATGTTAATAATAAAAATTATGTATATGAATATCAAAAAATTAGTGGTGGTGGGGGAACGCTATCTAATTATTCATCAAGTATAATGTTTGGAAAAATAGTCAGATATGGATCTGGGTTTATAGCTTTATTTTGGAAAAATGAAAATAGAAAAATGTATTTCAACATTAATGCGGGGGGAGAACAATATGCCTTTGATGTATCAGAAAGTATGCTTAACAATTGGTCTGTGATTACTACTGATAATAATGTTGTACATGTCTTTTTGGGCTATCCCAATCTTACTCTTTATAGATATTGGAATGGAATTAATTGGTCATCATTACAGTATTTAAATAGTCCAGATGTTTCTCCCGAATCTTTTAGTGTATCTGCAAAAGGTAATGATATATATTATTACTACACAGTAGGTACAACAGTTTATCAAAGAATTGGAAATCATAGAACATGGACTTCTTCAACTGCGTGGCAATCGTTAGTTGGAACATTAAAAACAATTACTTCTGCTAAGAAATTTAGGACTACTAATCTTGCTTATACAATTATTTGTGAAGATACCGACG